TGTTAAATATATTACTTTTTTGCTTCATATACAAATTACCTAATTTTACAATCCTGATGAACTATCAAAAATAAATTCTACTGTAAAGACTGTATCATTAGGGTCATTAGTAGGATTCATTGAAATGCCCAATATTTCACCAGCATTAAAACTTGCACTTGAACCAAAAGCAAACTTATATGGTGTGTCATCTGCTGACATATCAACAGTTACAGTATTACTTGCTGTTTGATTAGGTATCTCTGTTCCTGTTGCTGACCTATGTAATCCAACTACTGTTGAACCACAGGCTTCTTCACTTCTAAATACAACTTGATTTAAATACCCATCATAAGGTGGAGTAAAAGCAAGAAGTTCATTCTGACCTGTTTGTGTAATCCTTCTTTCCAAGTCCCTTGCACTTAATGGTATCCAAATTTGGTCTTCATCATAACTAGCATTAAATCCTGCATTTATTAAAAATCTAAATGTTGTGCTTGAGCCACCTGCTACAGATGTTCCTGATGTTAATTGTATATCATTGCCTGCGTCTGTTGTAAAATATAATTCATTTGGTGTTGCAGTCTTAACCCATAATTGTCCATATTCTACTGTATCAGATATTGCATTAGATGCCTCTTTAATCTTCAAAGAAGAGGTAAATTTAGCCTCATCTTTTGTTATTGTAGTAGTACCCCTACCTATAGCTAAATTGTCTAAAACTCTTAATTTATTTGTTGTTAAATCTTTTGTTGATGTATTTTCAATTTTACGTAATTCTTCCATTTTAGAAGACACGTGCCATCTGCCATTAACTTTAGAACAAAGATATACTCCCCTACCTTGTATTTGAGATAATATAATATCACCATCATTACCAACATCATTAGATGGAAGTGTTTTATATATTTGAGTTCTTGAACCTTTGCTATGAAGTAAATTAGCCATTATTTAACAGGTTTTTCTCTGTATATAATTGATATATCATTTATTTGGAATCCTGTTGCTGCAAAATCAGTAACAATTGGATTGAGTTTTGTAAACTGTAATTGTATTGAATATATATTATTTATAGATGCAGACGGTTTTAATATAGCTGTTGTCCAAGATGTAGAACCAGTTAATCCTGTTGTTGATGCATAATTAGTACTACTATCTTTAAAAGTTCCATTAAAAGTTCCTGTTCCATTTACAGCATATTTTACTAATATTTCAGAATCAACAGAAGAACCTGAAGAATTTGTTGATTTGTAAGTAATATAAATTTTATATACTTTTTTTCTTGCTGCTATATTGTTAAATGCAAAATCTGCTGTAGTTATGTAAATTAATCTTGGATTTTTGCTATCTCCAGTTAATCCTTTTTGAGTAGATATATTTTCATCGTTTCCTTCAGATGTTTGCCATTTTAAAATATTGTTTACATTATGTGTATCTGAAATTTGATAAACATAAGATATAAGTTCTCCTTCAGAATTATTAACAAAATTACTTAATGCTGCATTAAATGTATTTTTAGATATACCTTGAAAAGTTTTATGAGTCATATACCAAGATTTTGATTTAAAGCTATAAACATATCCATCAGGTTTAGTTAATGCTGAACCAGATGTTTTTCCTTTTATTCCTGCTTTAATAATAATCTCTTTTTCTTTTGGATTATAGCCAACTAAAGGCACTCTTGGAAAAGAATTTAAACTTTTATCTTCTATTGACCAATAATTCTCTTCAATTAAAGCATCTTTTTCATTATTAGGTAATTTACCATCAATTAAATTAAAAATTTGATTTCCATCATATACATGCAGCCCTGATTGATTTGCCCAAACAATTCCATATGGAGTTTTACATACTTGATACGGAGCTTGAACACCAACATTATCAAACGTATCTTCTAAAAATTCATAATCACCTGATGTATTAATTACAAATACTTTTCTCTTTTTAAATTGCAGTAATTTATCTTTATAATATTCTAATGCTGTTATTTCATCTCCATCATTAATTGCAACATCAATAAAATTAGACTTAGGTAATATATTATATTTTCCAATAGGTGATTTTAAAATTCTATCAGGATAATGAATACCATCTTGTTTTACATTACCAACATACATTCTACTATTAGCAACAACAGATGTTTTATAATCACAAATAAGCTCACTTGCTTTTAAATCTTGAGATATTAATGTTTGAGATTCATAACTATCAACTTCATTATAATTTAATATATTTTCTCTAGGTATAAAATATTGATAACATCTATTAATATCACTTCTAATACCTACTGCTTTAAAATTAGAGGTTGTTGAATATATTATGTTTTTTTCTAAATCAATATAAAATTGCAAATACCAAATATCAGATGTTGTATCTTTCATATAATATTTTAATTCTTTTCTATAATCATCATTAAAAACATCCATTCCAACGTACACACTTACATCTGGGCATTGACCAGCTCCTATAGTAGATGCAGATGTTTCAACATTATTAGAAAATGTAGAACCTATTATTTGACTGTTAACTTCTATGTTTGATTCTTCGTCAAAAATATTAACAGAAGATACACCAGTTGAAAACATTCTTTCTCCCCATCCAAATGCTGTTGCTCCTGATGGTGTTCCAAATGTAAAATTAGTTTTTGTTTTAGTAACATCTGAACTAGAAAAACCATCAGTTAATGCTGTCCAACTTGTACTTCTAAAAGAAGTTAATATACTAGAAAATTTAATTTTTTCCCATCTTGGAAAATTCCAATCAGAATCACTTCCATTATAGTTCCTAGCTAAAGCATCTTGAAGAGTATAATAATTAGAATTTTCAGGATATTCTATGCGAACTTCAAATATAACATCATCAGTAATTTCAATATTTCCATCTTCAAATGCAATTGTTCCATAAAATGTTTTTTCACTTTTTCTCATGTGAGCACCATTTCCACCTGGGTCTATAACTGTGTCAATTGGCCACATTGTTGATTCATTCCAATTTTTTCCTTCTGTTATTTCAGATTCTATATCATATAAATCTGTATAATTAGAATCAGTATATATAATTGCTTTTTTTGAATTTTCCATAGCTACAAAAGTAGTAGTTCCTATAGATAATTGTTTTTTATGGTCATCAGTAACAATAGAACCAGAACCAAATACATCTGTTGCTGTAGAAGCTCTTTTACCAGCAGTAATATGAAAAATTGGAGGATTCATACCAGTAATTTTATTTGCATTAGAGGTTGCAGAATAAGCTCCTTGAAATTCATAAGTAAATTCAAATTTTATTTGTGAAATACTTCCAGTGCTTACTGAACTTATTTGAGTATGCATATCATCATTATCTATATCATTGCCAGAGCCACCGTGTTGACCACACCAAGTAAAATACATTGGATTTGTTTTAGAATCGTCATAATGTACTTGTGTTAATTCAGTTCCACCTGCATCTTTTAATACGTTTTCTTGTGTTTCTAAATCTGTATCTGTTCCATAATTCCCAACACTCCAATACCATATAACTCTACCATTATTAATATCTAATTTATCTAAATCCCAATTTGTTTCAGTAGGAGTAACACCATACCACTGATGTCCATTTAAATAGGAATGTTCATTAATGTAGTTAACAGCTTGATATTGATTATCAATTTCCATTCCATTACCGTTTGCACTAACTTCTAATGATGGTGGTAATGATAAAGGATTTTCTCTAACTAAATGTTTAAAATTATGATAATAAAAAAGTTTACTTGTATTGCCAGATTCAAAATTAGCATCTGATATTTTTAACATTCCATTTATATAATTATATACAGGTTGCATATTTAAACCAGACCATGTTAATCCAGTGTTTTCTTGCCATTTATTATCTTCTTCAGAGTATATATTAATTTTAGACTCTGTTGCTGTGTTATCATTTAAAAATATTAAATTACCGCCTAAATCACTTGTTTCTATTCTTAATGTATCAAAATATACTGTTTGATTATCATATGAATTATCTGCACTATTTTGAAATCCAAAAGAACCTGCATTTAAATTAATAACCCAATCAGTTGCATTATCATATTCAGCAGGTATTTTAAATGTCATTTCATATTTATTCCAAGATTGAACTTCAGAACTATAAGGATTGCCTTGAGCGTAAGTTCCTAATTTTCGTTTATTAGATATAGAAACTAAATCAGGTAATGATTTTTTTACAGAAACTCCATCTAATCTTATATCTTGAGATGCATTAAACGGAGCAAAAGCTATTCTTATAACTCTTGGAGTTCCACTATTATCAGGAACAAAAAATCTTAAAGGAATTCTTCTGTTTGCTTTACTTTCTGCTCCTCCATGAAAATATGTTGTAATACCTCCTGTAGGAACCATTAAATTATCTTCCCATTTATTTATATAATTAGCAACATATAAAATTGTATTATTATCTATAGCAGCTGCTGTTCCTGCTGCAAATCTAATTTCAGTTCCACTATTTACTGCTGTGCATACACCCAAAAATACTCCAGTAGATGTGTATATTTCTCTATTTTTTACAAGAGCATCAGTTGCGGTAGTACCATCAACGGTTAATACTGCATCTCCGTCAGTAGCAGCTAATGTACTTTCGTTACTAACAATTCCTGTACTTGTTAAATTAAATGTATCAACAATTGAACTTAATAAAGGAGCAGCTGTAGAAGTTGAATAAACATATGATAATTCATACCATTGGTTATCTTCTAATGTTAAATCTTGATATAAATAACAATTTGGTATGCCACCAACATTGTTCTGGTCTAATGCAAATGCACTTCCAGGATTCATATTTAATGTGTTTCCTTCGCTTCCATATGCATTACTTCCAGTTTCAAAAGAATATGTTATTGTTTTATTTGCATCATGAGTAAATCCATCATAAGCCATCCAATCTGTCGGAGGGTCATAATCAGTTGCTACTCCATGTCCTCCGTCACCTCCATTTGCTGTACCATCTTCAAAGTCCCCATTTTTAACATGTTCATTTGTTAAATTATCAGCATAATTGTATGTTGAATCAGACCCTGATTGAAATGTTGGGCCATTTGATGATTGAAATAAATATAAACCTGTGTTTGTTCCATCTGTTACACTATCAGAATATATTTGCACAAAAGGAACTCTTTCTCCTCTTTGATTTGCAGAATTATCATTATCAGATACATAACCATAATAACGATATTTAGCTTTACACCAAAATGATAAAGTATATCTAATCCCAGATTTTAATGTATTATTGCCCTTATTGGTATCATCAGTTGATAATGCATCTCCTACTGCCCAAGAAACAGATGATTTTGGATTATAAGTTACAAACCCTAAATCTAATGATGCTCCATCTGATATAGTTCCTGATTGAGTTCTTAAAAAATAAGAATTTTCATAATCTGTATCATGAGATTCTGTGTCATCATAAGGAAAATCTGAACCTCCTTTATCAATATAATCAAGTTCATTTGCATTACCAAACTTTGTATTATCTCCAGCAATTCTAAATATTTTATATTTTGATGAACTATTTGGAACAGCGGAATGAGGAGAGCTGCTAGAAAAAGCATCCGTTATTGTAGCTATTTTTGTATCTCCTGCATAACTTGCAATTCTTCTACATTGTCCAATACCATTTCCTGAATATATTAAAATAGTCATATTTCTATAAAAATTATCAGTGTTATGGTCAGCAACAGATTGAAACGAAGGTAAAGTAGCTAAAGTAATTACACCTTGACCTCCTGTGTACGAAGCTACAGTACCTTCTTCAAAGCCAGTTTCAAATTCTGAATCTAATATGCTTGGAGTTGAATCAATTGAAGTTGCAAACAATCCATATCCTTCTTGATAATTTGCACTATTATGAGGAAGATTATCAATATATTGAACAAGAGAACCTCCTATTTTCAATATACCTGCTTGAGATGGGCTTATATTCCACAATTGTGAAAATTCATTAAACTGTATGTCTCTTGCATCAGAAGAACAATTAAGACCTCCAGAAAAATCTTTTATCTCAAGAACTTGTTTTGCCACTACTTACCTTTTATTTTATCAACAATAGGTTTTAATACCATGTCCCAAACTAAATCATCTTTTTTAGATGGACTTAATTTAATTACTTTTTCTACTACATATAGGGCTAATAAAACATATTCCCAATTAGCTGTAATAAATGACATCATTATTTTTCTCCTTTTTTTGTTTTTCTTTTAGCTTGACAACCACACTCAACACAAACAAATTCAGCTTGTGGATGTGCAAGTTCTTTTAATTCTTTTACTTCTTTTTCTAATTCTTTAATTCTTCTATGATGCTCACTAGCAATTTTTTTATCTGAAATTTTTTCAATTGCTTTAATGGCTTGGTTTACTAATATTTTTAGTGCTGCTTGTTTTAATATCATTTAAAAATCCCAATCTTCATCGTCATCTACATATATATCGAATAATTCAAATTTATTCAACCACCATAATCCTCCAAAAAAGACTATTACAAAACCTAATATGAAATAGCCTAAACCAACCATAACTAGCCCT